TAAAGAGATTACAGATTGGGAAGTATCCAATCACACTTACATGGTCAATGATGCTGGACACTTAGTTGGATACATCAAGACTGGAACTAAAGATGAGATAATCTTTAAGTCCCCAATGAAACAATTTTCTAAATCGAGGAGAAAGTTTGTTGAACTTAAAAAATAAATTTGACAATGCCCCTCACTTTTTTGTATACTTAAAACATGATAAATAAAAACCAAAAAGACCAACTTGCAAAACTCATGGCTACAGAGAACATCACTGTTGTCCATAAGAAAATACCAACTGCATACTTCGATGTTAAGAATAGGATACTTGCTTGTCCTATCTTTAAGGATGATATGTCTGCAGAACTTTATGACCTATTCATGGGACATGAAGTTGGACATGCATTGAATACTCCTTATGAAGGACTTCACTCTGCATTAGAAATGAATAGAACACTTAAAGGATATCTTAATGTTGTAGAAGACGTTAGGATTGAGAAAGCAATCAAAAACAAATTCCAAGGATTGAGAAAATCTTTCTTTACTGCATACAATGAATTAATGACAATGGACTTCTTCCAACTTAAGGAAAGAAATCTTTCAGAACTTTCATTGATTGATAAAATCAATTTACAAACTAAGGTCGGTTCAAGACTTGGTCTTCAGTTCAATAAAGTAGAACAAGAATTCTTAGACATGTCAGAAGCATGTAAGACTTGGGAAGACGTTGTTGAATGTGCTACTGCAATCTATGAGTGGTCTAAAGAGAATGAGACAAGGACTGAAGATGATGAGATGTTAGTTCCTCAAATGTTTGACCTTGATGAAGATGGAGAAGAGGGTGACGAAGAAGAATCAGAAATGGAAGAGATGGAAAACGAATCTCAAGAATCTGCTGATGGTGGTGATTCAGACGAAGATGATGCAGAAGAGGATTCACTTCCCGAGTTAAATGAGGTTGACACTGGTGACACTTCAGAGGAAGAAGCAGAACAAGAAGGTGACACTGATGATGCAGAACAACAAGTCAAGTCTACTGGTGGTAAAGAAGGTGGTGCTGACCAAGGTTATCATGACGAAGAAGATGGTGCAAGGGAATCAATCACTGAACACGCTGCACATAACAATGAAGACCAATTCATGTCTTCAGAGAATGTAGTCAAAACTACAATCGACTTAAAACCACTTTTCAAAAAAGAAGATATGAGAAAAGGAATCGTTGATTTCAAACAAGTCTTAAGTGACTGGAAAACATATGTAGAAAATCCTTCAGAATATACTACACCCGAGAAACATGCACATAATTATGCAAGGGGAGCTTTCACTGCAAAGAAAATAGAAAACAAAAACAAAAAGATTGTTGCTCACATGGCAAAAGAGTTTGAAATGAAACAGTCTGCACAACTTTCTAAGAAAGCATTCACTGGTAAAACTGGTAAGTTAGATATGAATAGACTTGCAAAATACCAAATCGTTGACGATATTTTCAAAAGAGCAGTCTACTTGCCTGAAGGTAAGAACCACGGACTAAATGTTCTTTTAGATTGGAGTGGTTCAATCAATAACCAAGTGAATGACCTTTTAGAACAATCAATGATACTTGCAGAGTTCTGTAGAAAAGTTAACATCCCTTATAGAGTTTATCTTTTCAGTGATGCATATTACCCTAGTGGGACTGAAAGAGACTACTATGGAAACAGTGGTAAACTGATTGAGATTATGTCTAACGAAATGAACAATAGACAACATAGAGAAATGATGTCCTACCTAGGATGCATCTACTCTAATCACTTTTGTGGAAACATCAATTGGAGAAGTTATGAGAAAACTATTCAACAATACAATGACTTCTTTGGTGAGTTTGAAACAATTGATAATGATGGAAGATACTGGGACTTAGAATACAACTTCAGACCTCAAAACTATAGACTCGGTGGAACACCTCTTGACCAAACACTTATTATGTTAAGACAACTACTTCCCGAGTTCAATGCACAATACGGAATTGAGAAGTCAATCCTAACAGTTATCACTGATGGTTATTCTCATGGTGCTGACTTCCTTAACAGAACTATTGAAGAAAAGGAAGACATGGTTGCACAAGAAAAGAACTGTAATGATGATGGGATTTCTTGGAGAGTAGAAAAGTCTAGAGACCTAATTGACCCATACTCAAACAAAGTGTTTCCTCTTCAAGACAAGACTGGTTACTATTCAAGAAATGAGTTCTCAACTACTCAAAACATCTTGGAGTGGTTATCTGAAACATGTAATGTTACTGTTACTGGTTACTTCATTCTTGATAAGAAAAATGACATGTATGGTCTTCTTCCTTATACTAACGAACATAGAGGACTAGACTATGACACTACTTGGAAAGAGATAAGAAAAAATGGTTTGGTCTTAACTGCAAAAGGATACAACAAATTATTCCTTGCAGCTGGAAACAACCTAGGAACTGAAGGTTCCGATGAACTTGGAGACGAATTCATCGATGCAAAAAAAGTAAGAGTGATGGCTGCATTCAAAAGAAATCAGAAATCAAAAACTACTTCAAGATTTTTAACTAACGAATTTATAAAGGAGATTGCATAATGCAAATAGAAAGTAAAGATATGATGAATGAAACATTCACATTAGACAGAAATCAATATAAAGATTTCACATATAGGGTTGACCTATTAAAAGAAACCAAAGGTGTTGAAGCACCTTATCTTGTAGAACACGACTTTGTGCTAGACACATTTGAAGTGACACTACTTCATAAGTCATATGACTTAAACTTTGTTATGGGAGAATTATCATGAGAGAACCATTACAAGTAGACCAAGCATATTACATTTCACACAATACTGATTATTCTGCATTTGCAGATGCAATTCAAGATGTGGGCCCAAGTCCATGTGAGAAATTCAAATGTGACAATGTAAATGAATGTGCAACACTAGGTGTTGAGTGTAAAGCATTTAGAGTATGGACTAACCAAGGTGAAGGTGTTTATGAAAGACACTTGAACATGGACAAGTTCGGAAACCCTAAAGAGAAGCCTATTGAGAACTCAATAAAATCTTTATTGCAAATATGCAAATAGGGTTGACAATGCCCCTCACTTTTTAGTATACTATACAAGATGAGAAAATAAACTGATTTAACTAAGGAGACTATATTATGAATCAAAGAACTTATGACAGAACCGAGTCTATCGTCATTGACGGTAAAGACTTTCACTTTACACCCGATAGGAAGGAGTTCCTAGAAGGTTTGACCTCTGCATATCCTAATCAAACAAACTTTGTTAAAGAAGATTTTGACCAATTAGGTGGTATGCCATACTGGGTCAAATCATCAAGATACAGTTTTAAAGATAACGGTATCTTCAATCTACATGCAGTTGTCAGTGGATACAATGGTGGTTATGAACCCGAAGTTCAAACTCCTGTAAAATCTGCACCGATTCCTGCAATTGCAAATCCATCTAATATGCCAGTGGCTGCAAAAACCACTGCTGTCAACTCACTTGACAACGTCAAAATCATTCCCGAGAAGATGTCAAACTATGTTCCTTTTGGACACTTCAAAGATATCAAGAATATCATTAAGTCTAAAATCTTCTTTCCAGTATTTGTTACTGGTCTAAGTGGTAATGGTAAAACATTAATGATTGAACAAACTTGTGCTCAGTTGAAGAGAGAACTTTACAGAGTCAATATTACTATTGAGACTGATGAAGACGATTTGATGGGTGGTCACACTTTACAAGGTGGGGACGTTCTCTTCAGAGAAGGCCCAGTTATCAAAGCAATGAGAAAAGGTGCTGTGTTACTTCTTGACGAAGTCGACTTAGGTTCTAACAAACTAATGTGTCTACAATCAGTTCTTGAAGGTAAAGGATACCTAATCAAGAAAACTGGTGAGTGGGTTTCACCTGCTGAGGGTTTCACAATCCTTGCAACTGCAAACACTAAAGGACAAGGGTCAGACGATGGTAAATTCATCGGGACTCAAATCATGAATGAAGCAATGTTGGAAAGATTTGCAATCACGATGCAACAAGAATATCCACCAGTGACTACTGAAAGAAGTATCCTCAAGAAGGAAATGGAATTGAGTGGTGCTGTTGATGAAGAGTTCTGTCACAAACTTGTAGACTGGGCTGACATTATCAGAAAAACCTACTATGAAGGTGCAATTGATGATGTTGTTACGACTAGAAGACTGGTTCACATTGTCAATGCATACAGAATGTTTGAAGACAAACTCAAGTCAATCACAATGTGTATTTCAAGGTTTGACGAAGAGACTAGAAATAGTATCCTCGACCTCTACTCCAAGATTGATGCTGGAGTAGACTTGAATGCAGAAAACTCTATTGACGAAACAGAGTCTTCAGAGTATAATGACTAGTATGGGTATATTTAATAAATCAAAACCAATTGATTACAAGTATAACGAAGGTGAACTCTTAAAGGAGTTCACTGCTTATGTTGACTCGACTTACGACCAACACTACAGTTTAAACAAATACCAAGCAACCGAGTTCATTATGGACGCAGGTCATGGTGAAGGATTTACGATTGGGAATATTATGAAGTATTCTCAAAGGTATGGAAAGAAGGGTGGGAAGAATCGTGCCGACCTTTTGAAAGTTATCCATTATGGATTTCTTGCATTAAATAATCACGATAAACAACTACTCGAAGAATCGGGTTACAAAAAATAGGAGAGAGACTAGTGATGAAAATTAGTACAACCACGAGAGACGTTCTTAAGAACTTTTCAACCATCAACTCGGGTATAAGAGTTAAACAGGGAAATAAGGTTGAAACCATTTCCAATATGAAAAACATTCTTGCAGTAGCAACAGTATCTGAAGAGTTCCCAAAGGACTTTGCAATATACAACCTGCCTGAATTCTTAGGTGCAACATCATTGTTGGAAGACCCCGACTTTGAATTTAATGATGCATCTTTATCGATTGCAGACGACTCATCGTCACTATCATATTTTTATGCAAGTGAAGGAATGGTAATTGCACCCGATAAAATTATCACAATGCCTGAAGCAGAAATCAGTTTTGATATCTCAACACAACTGTTGAATGACTTAAACAAAGCTGCAAGTGTTCTAGGTGTTAATGATTTAATCTTAGAGTCTGATGGAACTAAAGTGACATTGACTGTTAAAGATAAGAAGAACACTACCTCTAATACATTCTCAAGAATTGTAGGTGAAGGTAATGGAGACACTTACACTATGTACTTCAAGATTGAGAACCTAAAGGTTTTAGAAGGAAGTTATGCAGTTTCAGTATCTAGTAAAGGGATATCTCATTTTAATAATAAAGATATCGACTTAGAATACTTTATTGCATTGGAGCCTGATTCCAAATTTAATGCTTAATGCACTAAATAGTTTTGACGATGGTGCAATAGTCTCTGCACCTCAGTCGGGAGTAGACCATCTCATCAATCTTCTTGGGGTCTACACTTGTTTTTTCGGTGGGGAAAGGACACCTTTTATTAGGAATACATTATGAACGAATTTTTATATGTGGAAAAGTATCGACCACAAACAATTGAAGATACAATACTTCCCGAACAATTAAAAGAAACATTCAAAGACTTCGTTGAGTTAGGTGAGATACCTAACTTATTGTTATGTGGGTCAGCAGGTGTTGGTAAAACAACTATTGCAAAGGCACTATGTAACGAATTAAATGCAGACTTTATTGTTATCAATGGTTCGGATGAAGGAAGGTTGATTGATACCTTAAGAACTAAAATCAAAAACTTTGCATCGACTGTTTCACTATCATCCAGTGCAAAGGTTGTTATCCTTGACGAAGCAGATTACATATCTGCAGATAGTGTTCAACCTGCTCTTAGAAACTTCATAGAGGAGTTCTCAAGTAACTGTAGGTTCATTTTTACTTGTAACTACAAGAATAGAATTATACCACCACTGCATTCACGAACAACTGTTATTGACTTTAGTATTAAACCTAAAGACAAACCAGTACTTGCACAACAGATGTTGTCAAGATGTAAACACATTTGTGAACTAGAAAACATCAAGGCAGATGAAAGGGTTCTTGCAGAACTTATAATGAAGTTCTTTCCCGACTTCCGAAGATGTTTAAATGAGATTCAGAGATACGGGGTTAGTGGTGAGATAGACAGTGGTCTTCTCTCC